ATTGTTCCATTTTTAATATCAACCGTCCTTTTCTGGTCGTTTGATTCAAGAACTAATTCTTCATATATGGATTTACTAATTGACATTATAGGTAAGCGAGGTCGAGTAGAAGTTTATTTTTTATAAAATTATTTAACAAGGCAAAATCACTTATTGGGGAAGACCCTCCACCAGAAGATCCTCCACCACCAGAATACATCATTTGTTGAGGTGGAGATGAAGGATTTTGAGAAACAATCACCGTTGGTCCAGTTCTTTCTGGTGCTAATGATTGACTTATTTGTGGATTTTGTGGCGTTCCGGTTGGAGTTATTTGTGCCGGTGATGGGGTTGGGGTTGATTGTGTCGTTGCTGGTGATGGGGATGATGGGGTGGAAATGTTTGTCGCAGATTTTCCACCAAATGCCACAAGAGCTTTATCAGCATAACGATAACGATTTTCCATCATAGGTGTTCCCGCAGCTTCCATTTCATTTTCAAATAAAAGAGTTGCTTTACGTGTATCTTTAATTCCTTTAAGACGATTAATAGTTCCTCGATCTTTCATTTCTTTCATCATCCATTCAACTTGCGTTTCAAGAGTCCATGGATCTTTACCTGATTTTTTAGCCCAGGCAGACAATGCGTCCCACCTTTCTCCACTACCTTTTCCAGTTCCCCATTGCAAAATACCTCTTCCTGGTCCACCCTTTTGTCTATTTTGTGGATCGATATTAAATGTCCCCCCACTAGTTTCCTGCATTAAGTTTCCAATTACACCGGCAGCTGCCTGAGGAGTAAATCCAACTCCAATTAAATGCTTATATACTTTTTCAGCATTTGATCCTCCCCCCAATTTTACTCCAGAAGACGATGGAGTTCCCATTAAGTTTTGTTGTGGTTGACTTGCTGGTGGTTTTGTTTGTGTTACCACACCGGTTGCTGTAACCTTTCCACCTTTAACTAATCCCCCCCCATCAATAAATGATTTTGGATCCATCGTCCCAGAAACCATATAAGAATTTCTATCATATGATTTGGCAACATCTAAGTGTAAATGTGGACCATTTCCCAATCCAGTTTCTCCACTACGCCCAATTACTTTGGCAGTTCCGTTTGGTCCGGTTCCGGCACCAACTTTGTCTCCTTTTTTAACATTAATTGAGTCGAGGTGAGCAAGTTTTACATATCTACCATCATCCAACTGAACGACAACAAATTCTCCATATCCTCCATTATATCGATCTCCCTTTACAGCAGCTACAACTGTTCCCGGAGCAATCATCGTTAATGCTGTTCCTGTTGGCATGGCATAATCTTCACCAGTATGCCCCCTTTTTTGACCATCAGCACCATGAACACGAGCCGATCCTCTTGATCCCCTCGCACCAGGTCGATAATATCCATAATCTTTATCGTAAAGATCTTTTATTATTTCGCCACCAGTAGAAGAATAAGTCGTAGTTGATCCACCACTGCCACTATAAGGTGCAGTTGTTTCATAGGCACCCTCATCAGTAATTTGAGTTCCGGTTGCCGGAGCATCCTCGCCAGAAGCAATACCTTCGGTTAATGGAGTTGTTATTAATTTAATGACATTCTCAAAGTCAGTACCCCAATTCTCAACACTTAAATTTAATTCATCAAAAGCAGTACTAACTCTTCCGGAAGTATCAAGAAAATCAAATTCCATTAAATTTGTTAAACCCGCACCCAAAAGTCTTGTGAAATCTTTAAATATATTTGTCGTATTTCCAATAAAATTTCCAAGTATCTTGCCCATTTGTTGAGTTCTGGCAATAAACTCTTTACCCATTGAAATCCAGGTGGGTAGATTATTAATTATCCATCCTGCGGTCAAATAACTAAGAAATCCCACCAATCTTTCAAAAAATCCTTTGGCACTACCTGCAATTAATCCTGCTGCTCCACTAGGTTTTGTTACAAGATTTGGTGCCTCAAGTTCATCCTCTCTTTGTTTTCTTCTTTCATTTTCTATTCTACGATTTTGTAAGATTGTTTTTTGTTGAAATATTTCTCGTTTAACTTTTGTTCTATTGATTAAAATAGTCTGTAACTTTCTAATCGTTTTTGAGGATCCAACTGGAACTTTTGATTGAAGTGGTGATGAGATTGCCATATTATATCACCACATTATAATTCAGTTGAGAGTAAAGAACATAAAAATTATCAGGATTAGAAGAACTAATCAAAGGAGTATCAGTTCCATTCGTTGGTGCCTGTGAAATAGAAGATTGTTGATTATTACTTTGACCCGATGGCATCATTACCACATTCGGTGCCGGTTCTGAAAGTTCTCCCACATTTTGAGTCGGTTTAGGAAGTGGTTGAACTTGTGCCGATGGTAGTGGTACTGCTTGAACTGTAGATGGTTTTTCGACCAACTTCATTTCAGTCCAATCCTTACCTGTTGATTTTGCCCATTCCTTTGCCTGCTGCTGTTGCTCAACAGTCATATTATTCCAGGCAGATTCAATTCTGCCTCTTGCATACCCCCTATTTCTATTATCCCAAGCCGCTTGGAAGTTTTTAGTCATTTCAGGACTTGGTGGAGGAATTATAGGAGTTTGTGGTTGTACTTCTGCTGGTGCCGTGGATGCAGGACTACTACCAGAAGTAGCAGAAGTAGTAGTAGAAGCAACAGTGCTGGCAGGATCAGCACCGGCACCGACAGGAGCAGCACCTTTATCATCAGTGGATTTAAAATTTACTCCGGTAGATGTATTTGCTTCGACTCCATCTTTTTTATTTTTATCTCCCATCAGCGGAGTTTGTGCGGTTGATGATGATGTAACTTTTGCTGCTGTTGTTGTTGCTTCTTCTTTGGGGTTTTTTTCTTTTTGTTGTTTTTTTGCTTCTGCCGCAATTTCTTTTCCTTTTCTTTTGTGGTTTGGATTTTTACCAAAAAGATTGCCACCAAATACTTCTGCTATGTCATCTGCCAGCACACCCAATCCTAAAAGTCCTCTAACAATGGGAGGTGTTGGAAGTAACAAAGCAGCATTCATTATTGCATCTACATTTTCTCCATTTTTAAAATTTAACCATGAATTAATACCACTAAATAAACCTCCAATAAGTCCCGGACCAGAAGGTTTTGGACCGGGTTTTGGACCAGGAAAAATATTTTGTAGAAGAGGAGCACCTCGAAGAGTATTTGTTAAAGCTTTTATAGGTGCCAGGGCAAGTCTAGTCACAAAACCAGCAATTCTTCCAGTAACTCCGGTAATAGTCTTAATTATCAAATTAAATCCTGTTTTAATTGCAGTAAAGACTTTTATGGCATCTCCAATACCATTAAGAACATTATCTTTTATTTCTTCTAATTTTTCTTTATTTCCTTCTGATGCTGCCTTAAGTGCTTCTATTCCTTGATTCGTCAACCACCCGAAAAATAATGTAGTTAGAGCCTCTCCAATTCTTCCAAATATATTAGTAACTTTCTGCTGAAGAGCCTGAACCGGCGTAACAAGAGAATTTGTAATGTTTTGTTCCAGTTGAGATTCTTTTCCAAATCTAACATTTGTTTCGGCAAGTTTTCTTTCACTTTCTGCCTTTTCTTGCTCATATCTTTTTTCTACGGCACTATCTTGCTGTATTAAGTTCGTAATAGATACAAGACCTTTATTTAGAGTTGTTGTTTCTGCTCGTAAGGCATCTACCGTGCTTCTAAGAGCAGAAATCTCTTGAGTTTGTTTAATATTTTGGGCGGTTTGAACCTCTAAATTTCTTTCGACATTAACTAAATTTGCCTGAGGTTGTACGGCAAGAGCACCACCTCTTCCTCCACCACCACTTATGGCCGAACTGGAAACCGTTCTTGCCATAACACCTATATTAGGTCCGATTGGAGATGATAGACTAGCCATTCTGCTGGTTCTTTAGATTTTGCTCTTCAATATATTGAGAAAGAAGAGTAATATAAACTTCTTTTTCCCAAGGCAACATAGATTCTAACTCCGTTAATGAATATTTATGATGCTGCATTAACTGAAATGTAGTCTTGTAGTATGACTCCAACGAAGTATGAGCCATTCCTAAGCGAAAAAAGATGTTAATCCCTCCAATACTACCTCACTTTCCACATTAGTATTTGGATTCTTCAATTTAATAGTATAAGAAAGTTTAGGCATCGTCTCAAAAAACTTCTCAATTTCCTTAAACTGATTCGTAGTTAGTTGTTCCAGAAACTCATTTAATTCTTTTTTAGTCGTATCAGAAGCATTCCAAGATTCTTCTTCGCTATAAATCTGCTCCACACAGGCAGAAATCATCTCAAAAGTATCATTCACACTCACAGATTCATTATTATTAAAGTTGTTCTTAATGAACTCCTGCATAGATGGATATTTCATACGAAGAGTCAAAACATCATCAAGTTTAATATCCTTAGAATGATTTTCATCTACATTTACTTTAATTTCATCCAGATTAATTGAAACAGGAACTTGAGTGATTCCATCATCGGGGCAGGTAATTAAAACATCCACCGACTCTCCAACTGACTTTCCACGAACATTCAGGAACAAATATTCAATATCAAAAGTTGATAATTGCTCCACTTTGATTCCTTTCGTAATAATACAATTTGAAATTACGGTTTTTACTGCTTGTGCAATTTGTTTTGTATCCTCACTTTCCATCGCAATAATTAAAATCTTTTCTTCTCTAACCAGAAAAGGTCTGTATTTAATTTCCTTTTTAATAGATGGTATTTCTAAACTATATGTTGGTACTGAAATTTTTGGTAATGGCATTTTTTAATTCAAATCACTCAATTTTATTTAGTTTAGTTATTTAAAATCGTAGGCAACACACTTCCTTGATTGGGAATTGTACCTCTTACCCCACTTTCACCAAGAGATTGTCCAGTTCTATAAACAACTCTTTGATTATTGCTTTGATTATTGTTTTGATTATTATTATTGTTTTGATTGTTATTATTATTACCAATAATTTCATTCAAACTTAATGATTTACCTGCAATATAACGATCATACTCAAAATTCACCGACATCTTGAGAATTTCTGACGAATTATAACTTACCGGAATTGATGACATTGCCGATGGAAATAGTCCGATAAAAGTATATTGGATTTCTTTATTATAATCTCTATCAAACTTTGTAATTGTGGTTCTATCAGATTTATAATATTCCGGATATTGCATTCTGGAAATATAATCCTTACGATTCTGTCCTATTGGAGCAAGATTACTTCCAATTGGATTATTAGATCCACTTGCAATAAACTCCATCCAACTTTCCATAAATTTAATAGCATTATAATTTTTATCCACATAAAAATCTAAACCGATTGGTGAATATTGTCTAGTATGTGCAAAGTTCTCTGTTATACCCATAAAGTTCCCACTAACATTGGCAGTTGCAAAAGAACTTGTTGGAAGAGATGCAGAAAAACAAAGTAATCCCGCATCTTCGGCAATAAATCTTTGACTAATTCCTTTACGAAAAAGATATGCCATTAGTGGTCCTCCAAGAGGTCCTACACCACCAAATCTTACTTCATAATGAGAAGTCTGTGCAAGATTCGTGAAGAGTGGTTTAAAATCTGATATTTTGCGGATACTAGGCACTCTAAATACCTTTTTATGAGTCTTATTAGTATAAGTATTTAGATGTCTTATAAGGGAAAATTTAAACCATCATTTCCGGAAAAGTATGTTGGAAATCCGATTAATATTATCTACAGATCTCTATGGGAATTGAAGTTTCTCAAATATTGTGATACAAATGAAAATATTTTAGAGTACGCATCTGAAGAACTTGCGATTCCTTATCGTTCTCCGGTAGACGGAAAAATTCACAAATATTTTCCTGATGTTTATATAAAAGTCAAAGAACCTGATGGAAGTATTAAGAAATATCTGATTGAGATTAAACCTCATAAGCAAACAATGCCACCATCAAAACCAAAAAGGCAAACAAAAGGATATATCTATGAGGCATATGAGTATGCCAAGAATCAATCAAAGTGGGAAGCAGCAAGAGAATATTGTAAGGATCGAGGATGGACCTTTAAGGTGATTACGGAATTCGAATTAGGTATCAAGTAATGGCACTCACAGGATACGAAAAACCATTAGATGAGTATACACGGGATGAATTAATTGAGATTGCAGAATTTCATACAATTTAT